GTCAATGCGCTCAACAACAACGCCATTTGCAAGTAGTTCTGCTGTGATTTGTTCTAATCCTTGCTTTAAGCCACGAAATCCAGTGTGCGCGTGAGTTTCTTCATAGCGTTCTGGATCGAATCCAAGCAGGATGATTTTTTTTGCGCCAGCAAGGTATGCAATGCGGATTGCAGCCATGGCATTGTTGCGAATCTCGATTGTTTCAGCGTCCGAAATCTTAACTCGCTCGTACATCATGCCTGGGTAGAGAGCGTCGTAATCTGGATGATCAACGCCGATCACGCGCATTCCCTTAAATTCCAGCCTATCAGCTTCTTCCCAAAAAGGGTGATGCGGATCAAGCGCCACAAACATATCTGCCCACGGCGCAAACTTTACTGCGCGATTACATGCGATGGTTTTGTGACCTTTAGCCGTTGCCGCCAGTTCTTCAGTCATGTCCGGGCCAGCGCCCAAGATTGCCACTGTTTCGCCTTGCCACATATCGGCGGGTATTTGCCATTTTGTAGTCATTAGTATTTGCTCCAAGCGCGTTCGGGGTCTAACAAGCCATCAACATAAGCCTGCGGAAACTCGGTAACAACGTTCCCGACATTAATCATGTCTCTCTGATCGTATAATTGCTTGATTCTCATAAGCATCCAATTTCTAACACACTGTGGCACAGCCGAAGCTGATCCGTATCCAGCCACAAAACGCACCTTGACAGCGTTTACCTGATCCCGTGTCGAAGGCCACGATACGCCGTAAGCTGGCGTGATGCGTGCCGGTGAACCTGTTGAATCAACAATATAGTCTGCCGCGCTCAATGTTTGCGTGTCTCCAGCTGTATCAACATAAGTGATCTCTGTAACGGACTGTAGCGGTCGCATATTTATTGCCTGAGTCGGAAACTCATCCAAATAAAGGTCGACGGTTTGTGTAATCAAATACCGACCGAGCAACTGTTCTGCATATTGCCGCGCCGATTTAATCAGAACATTCAGCAATTGATCGCCGGTAGTATTGGTGCTTGGTGCTTCCGCTCCAAGACTTGAATCTGCGGTGTTGTCCGCGTATGTCGTTGTTGTATTGTCAGCAATGGTGGTGAGCAATAAGTAGGTTGAGCCGCCCGCCGCCGTGCGGTAAATCTTGCGCGATGTGACGATTGATCCGCCGACAGGTATCGCGGTAAGTGATATTTTCCCGTTCACCGTTTTATCGACAACAGTAACCGATGACGATATATCTCCGGCTTGAGTCTCGCCGTCAGCAGTGACAAAAGTCACAACGTAACGATGCGCGCCATTGTCGACATTACCAGCACCAGAACCAAGCGCAACCGTTAATGCGCCCGGTGCCGGTTCCTGGTTAACTTCGTCGATCCTGCAAAAATGTTTAACCTCAGCAACGCTAACCGGCTCGGAAGCCGGTGCTGAATAAACAACGTAAGTCATTTATTACGCTGGTGGATTAGCTGATGGCAGAATCTGAGGCACGGTTATTGCAATGACACACAATAAAGCAGCGCCAGTGTTATTTGCTGGTGTGATCGTGCAAGTAACGTAACGTTTGCTGCCCTTGTAACCGATCTTGAAGCATTTATCGTCAGAGCCGAATGTAAAGCTCGCCAATGCTTCTGTTCCAAGCAAATCCGCATCCGCAACAGCAGATGCCCCAGACATTCCGGAATCGTCGCTCTCCTCAATTAGCACCGTAAATGTCGCATCAGCATCAGCTAATGATCCAGTTGCGATTGCGAAAACCAGCGCATCGATTCCCTGCATGTCGATAATTTGGGAAACCACAGCCGCATCACCGGTCGCATGGTCATACGGACTAATTCCGCGCTTTAAATTGATGCTGTTGAATAAATCTGTTCTCATTTTTCTCCAGTGCCATCACGGCATTAGGTGAATAAAAAACCCGCTCAAGGCGGGTTTGGTAGTGACTACTAATTAAACTAAGCTGCAAATTTCAAGAATTTCACGGCTTCAAAATTTACCGCGCCTGATCCAGTTCTCTTCGTGCTGTAAAACACAATGTAAGGCTTCGCGGTGTACGGATCGCGCAGCGTGCGGATGCCGATTCGGTCGATGATAGCAAATGCCTCCCTAAAATCACCGAACGCGAGCGACAATGAATCCGTGGCTAATGCTGGAACGTACTGGTCAATATTTACCGGATAACCATTCAAACGATCTGGTTGCCCCGTCTGCAACGATGGTTCCCACAAATACAGATCACTTGTCGCCCCGCGCAATTTTCTCAGCTTGGTGCGAACCTCGCGGCGCATTAACCACTGAGCGTTCTGCAAATACTGATCTTTAAACGCGCCGATCAAATCAAACAACGGATCGGCTTTTGTGGTACTGTTAAAATCGCCGTTTGTGCCGGTTTTGACGTGCTCAAAAACACCCCATGCGCGCGAATCGTCAGCAGTCGCAGCAGTGGGATAGCTGAACAAACCACGCGGCTTTCCTGCACCGTTGCCGGTTGCAAATGCAGTGCCTTCAACGCGAGCAAACTTGTCAGCAACTTTTGCCGCTAACCATGCTTCCACGTCAGTTGCAGCGTCATCAATCAGTTTCTGGCTGATCTTTGGCATTGCGTAAAGCTCATGGGTTTCGATTTCGTATTTGCCAACTTGCGGAGTGCTGGAATCGCTACGTGTACCAAGCTCAGACACCCATCCTGCATCGGCTTCGTTGTTATCAATCAAGCCCTCCAGTTTCTCGGTGCTGATCGTTTGCACATTAGCAATGCGGCGCATGGTCGATTGTTCGTAAATTTTCGATACAACCCGGCCAACAGTGGAATTTGGCAGCAGATAACCACCATCAGGATCAGATCCGGCGCTCATCGCTTTGCGTTCGTCTGAACTCAAAGAGTCCATAGTCACGCCGCCCATTAACCTGAAGAAAGCCGATTTGTAGTGCTTATAACCATTCGCATCAAAATCAGCCGGTGCGGCTTTGCCTTTACCCTGGTACTCTGCACGCATCATCGTGTTAAAGCTCTTCACTTCCGCAGCGATATCTTTATCTTCTTGAGTTCCGCCGCCTGGTGCGGTCATTTTGGCCATAAAATCTTCAATGGATTTGCGATCATCCGCGTACTTGTCCATTGACTCGCTGATTGTCGCCAGCTTTGCTTCCAGATCGGCGACAGCCTTTCCTTCCGCTTTTGCTGCGATCAAATCATTGTTGGTTTTTTTAAATTCTTCCCATGCCTGGCCTTGCTTCTCAATCAAACTTTTAATTTCGAGTACTTCACTCATCTTGCTTTCTCCTGCGCCGTCTCGGCGTTAGGTGGGCGAAAAAAACCCGCACTAGGCGGGCTTTTGGCTGTTTTGCTGCTTTGTTACGCGATCTTTTCGATGTTCTTACGCAACGAATCAATCAATATGTGCATGTCGTCGACAGAATCACTCCGTTTAAAACTTCGCACTTTCGCCATAAAGGCGGTTGCCGCGCTTTTCGATAAGCCTGACTCTCTCAAGTATCGTTCCGCGCTCTTTAAGTCTGTTATCAAATCTATACTTTTCTGCTGCTCTTTCTCTTTTAATCCGGCAAATTCGCGCAAAGATTTACTGCCCGGGAAAAGCCCGACCAGAGATTTAGCAGCGGTCAGCACATTTTCCCCAATCATTCTTGGTTCCATCGGTGTAACCGTGAGCGAATCACGCATCAGCGGCCATTCGATTATTTCACCGTTGCTTTTTCTGACAGCTTTCCCAGAAACAGCCTGGCTTGATGTTCCAATAACGCCGAAATCTATTAATTCTTCAAGAAATTTTACGTAATCAGATCGGCGGCTAAGTACACGCTCAACAAAGATACCTTTGTCATCAATCTTGGCCGTTTTCCAATCTACAACGCCCAGAACGTTGTCCTGATTATTGCCCGTATCTTCAAAATCATGCCCGTGCTCGAAATCGACATATAAAATGCCGAGGTCTGTATACGCGCTTTTCACTTCGGTGTTTTTAGTAAAGAACTCTCCGCTCAAATCCTCTCCGCCAAAAAGGATGATGTAGTTACCAACCCTTAATTCGCTATCTGTCTTGTTTAATGATTTGAGATTATTCATTTATTTGCCCGTCCGATAATGTTCCGACAATGTTAGCAGGTATACGAAGC